GAGGTGTCGAACTTGGAGGCGTAGTCCCCGGTCCGGCGCGGCGCGATGGACTCGGCGTGCTTCTTGCCCTCGGTCACCACCGCCAGCAGCACGGCCTTCATCGCGGGGCTGGTCAGGATGGACTCCACGCCCCGCTCGTCCTCGTAGTAGCGCTGGGTCACGCGCGATGTGTTGGCCATCGCTCAGCCCTCCACGCGGGTCAGGGCCACCTGCTGTCCAGGTGTCCAGTCCGAGAACGGGGACTCCCACACCGAGGGGGTCCCCTGCACCGAGTAGGTGCGCCCGTTCCAGCGCACCAGGTCGGAGGCGCGCACGTCCGCCCCTGCCGGGCAGAACAGCGTCACGTCCTCCAGGACGGTCTGGGAGAAGTCGTTCACCTCCGAGCTGCCCCGAGGGGCCAGCACGCACCCGTCCAGCTGGAACTCCGTTCCCGGTGAGGGGTCCCCGAGGTAGTCCACGACGCCCGGACGCACGACCGTGACGGTGTGCCGGTTCACCGCGACACCTCCGGGCGCATCAGCGGAACCACCAGGGGTCGGCCGGGGGCAGCGGGGTCCGGTCACCGGGTGGTGGGGCCAGCCCCGGCTGCACGCGGATGGTGCCCAGTCCCGCCAGCCGTCCGGTGGCCGGCGCCAACAGCCGCCGCTCGTAGGGCAGCAGCGACAGCTGGGACACCGTGTCGGCGTAGGTGCTGGAGTGGGTGAACGGCCCCACCGTCTCGGACTTCTGCCGGGCGCCGTCGGGGTTGCGCAGCCCGCGGATGACGATGGCCGCCACGACGTTGGACACCACTTCCGTGTCCAGGTCCCCGGCGCCCAACCGATCGTCCACGCCCGGCACCTCGTTGCGGATCAGGGCCGAGGCCAGGACCAGCAGGTGCTGGGCCTGGGAACCCTCGTCCCCGGTGAGCGGGCGGAACGCCTGCTCCACGTCCGCGATGGTGGCCAGGGGTTCAGCCATGACGTCCTCCCCTGTCGGTCAGTCCTGGGGGTCGGAACCCTTGGCGTCGGCCTTGGCCTCGGACTTGGCGTCGGCCTTGGCCTCGGACTTGGTGGCCGGGGGGTTCACGGGCAGCACCCGTGCATCCGGTTCCCGGTCGTCCTCCTCGGGGTCCTGCCCGAACGCCTTGGGGTTGGTGATGGCCTTACGCGCCCAGGCCGGCAGGGTGTCCTCCGGGCCGAACCGGTGCACGTGGCCCTTCTCGTCCGAGACGTACACCGTGGCGGTCAGCTTCCGCGCGGCCATGCTCAGGCCACGTCCGCGACCATCAGCAGCTTGGGCTGCTGGAGCACCGGCATACCCACCGCGTCCACCACGGTCTCCTCGGTGAACGGCACGCTGTCGCCCTTGACGACCAGCCCGACGATGCCGGGGGCGTCGTCGAACGAGAAGTCCGTCTTGGGGCTGTTGACCAGCTCCAGGGCGGTGGCGGTGATGCCCCACGCGGTGTACCCCAGGTCGGCGGGGTTGGGCGGGGTGAAGATCACCTTGGCCGGGTCCAGCACCTCGGTGGTCACCCCGTCCACGTCCAGCTTGGTGTCGTAGGTGAACAGCAGCGGGGGCAGCCGGAAGGCGGCCAGCGCGGCGGCCAGGGCCTGCTCGGTGACCAGCTGCGGGGAGCCGGCCAGGGACGCCGACAGTGCCCGCACCTCGGCGTTCTGGAGCATGTAGCCCACGACCGACTCCGAGCAGACGAAACCGCCGGGACGGAACCCGTTCAGGTTGACGTACTGCTGCACCCAGGCGCGCATGTCGCGGATGATCTGGGAGTTGGCGAAGTCGGTCCAGACGGTGCTGGCGGTGACGAAGTTGTCCGTGGGGACACCGAAGTCAGCTTCCAGGTACAGGCCGTTCTCCCCAGCCAGGGTGAACTTCCCGTCCGTCAGGACGTCACCGCGCGCCAGTTCCATGCGCGCCCGGACCTCCTGGACCAGGTTGGTGGCGTCGTCGTAGATGGCATCAGCCAGCGCGCTGTAGGACTGCCCGCCGGTGCGCGCGAACTCCAGCTGGAGGCGTTCGGCCTCCCCGATGCCGTTGGCCACCGACAGCGGCGGCAGCTTCACGGTGCGGGTCTGGATGAAGTCGCGCGACGTCCGGTGGGGGCGGCCGTCGAACGTGCGGAACTTGGCCGTGCGGTTGGTCCTCGTCACCTCGGTGATGTCGATGGAGGAGGACGTGAACGTGCGGTCCGGCAGCAGCTGGTTCAGGACCTGGTTGGCCGGCGTGGGGACCCGACGGACGAACGCGGTTGCCGCGTCCGGGGTCACCGGGCCGTCGAAAACGATAGCCATTGGTGTCTCCTAGTTCTGTCGGGCGTTCAGAGGGTCTCGAACTTGAACCACGCGCCGGCCGAGGTGATGGCCGCGGCGGACAGTTCCAGCGGGAGCTTGGCGGTCCGGATGAAACCGAACTCCCACAGCGGCGCCGCGATGTCCGCGCCGTTGGTGGGCACCAGCATGGTGTCCCACAGGAAACCATCCACGGTGTCCCCGGCCGGGCCGTACAGGCCGGACCCGAGGCGGGCCAGGGCCAGCCCGGAGTGCAGGTAGCCGTCGGGGTAGTGGGTGGCCTGGGTGAACGCCGAGATGTCCAGCGTGCAGGGCCGGCGGGTCCAGGGGCCGGGGTCCGCAGCAACCCAGCTGCGGTCCTCGAAACCGTAGACGGCCGACACCTTGGGCGTGATGTCCACTGGTGTTCCTTCCGTTGTGTCGGTGTGGATCAGTTCTGGCGCTGCGGGAATCGCTTCTCAGCCTCAGCGATACCGGCGTCCCGTCCGCTCGGCCTGGCGCCGGGCTGGTAGCCGTAACCGTTGAAACCTGCGCCAGCAGTTCCATGCCCTGTCGGCTGGAGGGAGGCGGCGTACTGGTTCACCTTGGCGGTGTCCACCTGGCCGTCCGTGAGGAACCAGCTCCGGTTGAGCGGTCCCAGGTGCGCCGCCAGCTGCTCCTCGGTCAGGCGGGGGCCGACCGCTGCGCGGATGGCCCACTCCACCTCCCGCTGAGCGAACTGAGCGGACATCTCGTTGCGGACGCGCTCCTCGGTGCGCTGCACGTCCGTCTGGCTGGCCGCGGTCAGGGCGTCGTACTCCGACGCCTTGCGCTCCAGCTCCGCGATGTGGTCGGGGGTGTTGCGCTGCGCGCGGTTCTCGTGGCGGCGCGAGGAGTTCTGCCAGTAGGCCACCTGCTCCTGGAGGGTCATCTCCTGCCAGGGGCGGCCCTCGGGGAACCCCCGCCGCTGCCCGTCGCTGTGGGTGTAGTACCCATCGCGGTCCGGGCGCTGCTGCGCGGGCGGCTGCTGGGTCTGCTGCTGGCCGGGCTGCTGCGCCTGCTGGCCGGGGACGGCAGGCGGCTGCGCCTGCTGACCCAACTGCTGGCCCGACTGCTGCGCGGGCGGCTGGGTCTGCTGGCCGGGCTGGTTCTCGGTCTGGACGGTCATGCGGTCCTCCCCTGTCGGGCGGTTGGGTGGGTGGGCTGGTCGTGCAGTTCGTGGAGCAGTTCGGTGGGTTGTGCGGGTCACACCTGCTGGCCGGCGGCCTCGGCGTTCTCCCGCTGGTTGCGGCGCCGGGCGGCGCCGGGGTTCTTGTCACTGGGCAGCCGCCGGGTGTTCTGGTGGCGGCGGACCTCGGCCGGCAGCATCGGCTCCTGGGTGGCGTAGGCCAGCAGCGGGCCGAGTTCTCCGTGGCTGGCTACCTTGAACCGGGTGCGGATCAGGTCGTCGGCGTAGTTGGAGCCCGCGATGGCGTACAGGTTGGCCAGGTCCCGCCCGTTCAGCTCCTCGCCGGGGTCGTCGTCCTCGGTGACGGCCAGCACGGTGCAGTTGCATCCCTTGTGCACCTCCCGCAGGTCCCCGCGGGTCGTGGTGCCCAGCTTGGCGTTGGGCTTGTGGTACAGCCGATCCGAGGCCGCGATGCACAGCCCGCAGACCCCGGTCTTGGCCGACAGCTCGGGGTGGATCACGCGCCGGTAACCGGTGATGGCCGCCGGGGCGTTGTCCAGGAACTCCTGCTCCTGGGCGCGCTGGGTCAGCAGGAACTCGTCCTCCACGATGGCCTCGGCCCGGTGGACGACCTCCTCCAGGACGTCGGCCTCGTCCATGCCGGTGGAGGTCAGGTAGCGGAACCGGTCGGCGGGGCGGCCGTAGGTGTGCAGCAGCACGTCCTGGGTTTGGGGCTGGCCGGTGTTGACGTCCAGGCGCACCGCGTTGACGTCCACGATGCCGGGCGGGTTCACGCGCCGGCCCCTGGTCGCGGACGTCGTGCGCGACAGGTAGGCGTTGGTCAGCTGCGCCACCTGCCGCTTGGCCGCGGTCAGCTGCGCCAGCTGGCCGCGCACCAGCTGACCGATGGCGGTGG